AGAATGGAGAATGATTTAGACGATGATTAATCCTAATTTAGCAGGGGCTATAAAAAATGATTCATGGGTCACAGAAGGAGAACACCCAGACCCAGAGATTCTACCAGAACTTCCGGGCTATCACATTCTGGTTCGTCCTGTCAGTATTAAGGCAAAGACCAAAGGAGGAATTATTCTTCCTGAACAAGCCCGGGATGACATTGCATATCTTACCACGGTGGGCCGTGTACTCAAGGTAGGCACACTGGCTTACGAAGACAAGGATAAGTTTCTTGGAGGAGCATGGTGCAAAGAAGGTGATTATGTATGTTACCAGAAATTGTCAGGTACCAAGTTTGTCTACAAGGGCGTAAAGCTTCTTCTTCTCTTTGATGATCAAGTCTTGATGAAGATAGACAGTCCAGAAGATTTAGATACTACTATTGTATTAGGAAGCTAATTGTGGTAATTATATTACTATAGCGTAATCTTAGTATTCGCACACTATGAAGAGGACAGAACATATGTCAGAAGAACAACAAGAAAACGTAGCAGAAGAACTAACAGAGTGGAGTGAGGTTGATCTCTCCCCGGAAGATAAAAAAGAAAAGGTTGAGTTTGAAGTAGAAGGTGCTGAACCAGAAGAACTGGTGGCAGAACCAGAGCCAGCTCCAGTAGCAGCAGAAGCTCCAGAGGAGATGCCTGAGTTAGATGGCATAGAAACCAAGGGAGCAGAAAAAAGAATTAGGCAGCTCGTCAAGCAGAAGAAAGAGCGGGATGACCGTATTGCACAGCTGGAAGCAGAGCGTCACGAATTTCTTCAGACAATAGACCAAAGAGATAAAAATACTGTAGACCTGCACAAGGTTACATATGACCAGTCAGAGAAGCAGTTAGCACAACAAGCAGAGTTAGCAAAGCAGTCCTACCTGACAGCTTATGATTCTGGTGACAAAGAAAGAATGTTAGAAGCTCAAGAGATTTTAAATAAAACTCAGGTACAGCTAAATAACATTGAACAGAACAAGAACCAACTGTCTCAGTACGAAAGAACTCTAGAGGCAAGAGATCTACAGAGGCAACAACAGATACAGGCGCAGCAGCAGCAAGAGGCTCCTCAGACAAATGAGTATGATCCTCAAGCTGTAGAGTGGAGTCAAAAGCCTGAGAACAATTGGTTTGGAACAGATAACATTATGACTGTGGCGGCTTTAACCATAGACGCACAGCTTAAAGAAGAAGGTTATGATCCATCCTCCACTAGTTTTTACAGTGAGGTGGATTCAAGAATGAGGCAGGAGTTTCCACACAAGTTTAATCAGACAGTGGAAGAAGCCCCTGCTCAGAGACCTACTCAACAGGTAGTAGCAGGACAGTCGCGCAGTCCTACTAATTCCTCCTCTTCTAAAAAAGTCAAGCTTACACAAGAAGATGTAAAAATGGCTCAGAAGTGGAACATACCTCTTGAGAAGTATGCTGCTGAAAAAGCACGGGCAGACCGTGCAGCAGGTGAGTACGTACCTATTAGTAGGTAAATGCGCGTAATAAAAGCAAACAAAGGAGCGTTTAAAGATGAGTAAAGCAAATAGTAGAGCAACTCAAACTAGGGAAACTGAAACGAAAGAATATACATTTACCGAACCTAACTGGTTAGATGTTCCCGACCCTGTTGTAGACAGATTCACCAATGAAGACATGGTTCTCCGTTGGATACGCATCTCCCTCAAAGGTGATGATGACTACAAGAACGTAGGTAACAAGATGACCCAAGGCTGGGTATTTGTAACCCCGGAAGAAGTTCCTGAAATGTTACACTCTGCAACTGTTTTAGATACCGGACGCTATACCAACTGCGTTGTACGGGGGGATGTCGCTCTAGCCAAGATGCCCCGTGGCAAAGCAAAGGCCAGAAATGATTATTACCAGAACAAAGCTAACGCCATGATGGACGCTGTAAATCAGCAGTTGATGGCAGCTTCTGATTCTAGAATGCCCATTTCAAATAATAGCACTTCAACTGTAACCAAGGGTAGAATGCCACAGTTTCAAAACTAAGAGTCTACTGTTTATTCTACTCATCTTTAAAAGGAGAGTGTAGTATGACTACTACGAAAGCCCTAAACGGTCTCACTCCTTCGCGTAGATACTCTGCTGGTGCTAACACCGTGCAGACAAGAAACTACCGGATTGCATCTGGTACTGCATCAAACATGTTTACGGGTGATGTGGTCATGGTTAAAGAAGGTAATACAACACCCGTTACTGTTGGTAACGGAAACGTGAACCCTCCTATTGGAGTTTTCATGGGTTGCTTCTTTGAAGAAAACGGCGAGCCAAAGTTCCGTCAATTTTGGCCAGCTAATACTTCTGCCAGTAATGCCTACGCGATTGTTTGTGATGATCCTCAAGCAACTTTTGAAGTTCAGTGTGACGCCAGTTCTTCGGTTGGTGATATCATGGAACATAACTTTGAAGCTACTCTCGGTGCGGGTTCTACCTTCACTGGTCGCTCAGGGGTTGGTCTTGATATTTCAACACGTACAAGTGGTGTAGGAGGTATGTTCCGCATCATTGACTTTGTTGATACCCCGGGTAACGACATTGACAATGGAGCAGAAGCAGCTTTCCCAATCGCTGAAGTTCAACTTATCCACCATCAGTTGACCCGTGTTTCAACTGGTCGATAACCTGAAAGGAGCTTAGACAATGGCTATAAATAGAGCTAGTATTGCCAAGCAGCTTCTGCCGGGACTTAATGCCGTTTTCGGTATGGAGTATGGAGAAGTTGCTGATGAATACAGTGTTCTCTTTGAAGTAGAGAACTCTGACCGTGCGTTTGAAGAAGAGGTTCTCTTCACTGGTTTCGGCACTGCACCTGTCAAGGGTGAAGGCGCTGCTGTCCAGTTTGACAATGCACAAGAAAGTTACACTGCAAGATATACGGCTGAAACCATAGCTTTGGCCTTTGCAGTTACGGAAGAGGCAATGGAAGACAACCTGTATGACACGTTTGCCAAGCTGCGTGCCAGAGGGCTTGCTCGTTCCATGGCTAACACCAAGCAGACTAAAGCTGCTGATGTTTTCAACAACGGTTTCAACACCTCCTTCACGGGCGGTGATGGACAACCTCTCTTCAGTGCCAGCCACCCAACGGTTGGTGATGGAAACCAGAGCAACCTGATTGGTTCCGCTGGTACGGTTGACCTTTCTGAAGCAGCGTTGGAGACAGCATTGATTAGTATTCAGACGATTAAGGATGATCGTGGTATTCTTGTAGGTGGAAATGCAGTATCCCTGCACGTTGCACCGGGGAACCAGTTCACGGCAGACCGTGTGCTGAACAGCCCGTATCAACCTAACACGGCTGATAACAACATCAACGCTATCAACCATCAAGGAATGATCCCACAGGGTTATTCTGTGAACAAGCGTTTCCAAGATTCGGATGCGTTCTTCATTAAAACTGACGTTCCAAACGGAACGAAGATGTTTGTAAGAGCACCGCTTGCCACTAAGATGGAGCCTGACTTTGACACGGGTAACCTCCGTTTCAAAGCTAGAGAGCGTTACAGCTTTGGTTTCTCGGACTGGAGAGGATTCTTCGGTTCACAAGGAGCCTAAGTACTTTAGTGTGGAGGGGCTGAGATATGCCTCTCCACTACTTCTTTTTCAACATATTTGAATGGCACTTCGGGTGCTGGTCTTAGAAAGGACTGTTCATTATGTCTACACATTTTCCAAACGGTGTCACAAACGTAACCAAAGATTCTACGTTTGGTGACCTTAAACAAATGTCTCCTAGTAAGTACACCATCTACTGGAATGACTTTGTTCAAAATACTGATCTAGGCAATGTTGGTAATCTTAACGCAACAGAAGTGTCTTCTGTTAACTGGACTTGCACCAAGGTTGATAGTGGAGGTGACGGCGGTTCTGTTGTTGCTGTAACTAATAGCGGTGGTGGAACTTTAGTAATGACCACTGATGACGCAGAGAATGATGGAATTGCACTTCAACTTAAAACTGAAGCTTTTAATGTTGACGAGAGCAAAGAAACTTTCTTTGAAACGCGCCTCAAGGTAGGTGACGCCACACAAACAGATTGGCTCTGTGGTCTTGCAATTACGGATACAACTCCTTTTGCGGGTCTTTCAGACTCTATCACGTTTAAGTGTGATGATGAGAGTACAGCTATTCGTCTGGTCTCTGAAACAAATATGTCAGGTTCAATTGTTTCTGCCTCTGTCACGGCAGTTGCTTCCATGACAGACGATACCTTTGTAAAACTAGGCTATCACTTTGACGGTTTCAGTAACATCAAGGTCTATGCTGATGATGTTCATGTTGGTACTGTCAGTGTGGTATCAGGTACTAATCTTGTCACTGACGAAGATATGGCTCCTATTATTGCGGTGCTCACAGGTGAAGCAGCTGCTAATACAATTACGGTTGACTATATTACTGCAATGCAAGAGAAGTAATAAGCTGAACCTTGGAAAGCCAACAGCTTTGATCTATAATAGGGGGAGGATCAGGAGATGGTTCTCCCCTTTCTTTTAGGAGAAAAATAAATGACAACTAGTATTAGAATAGCACAGGTAGAAGGTGGTGCAGGAGGTAACGGGGTTCTAGTAGACGTGATCACTAGTACAACTATTGCTGATACTCGTATTAGACAGTATTTCTATGCTGTATCTGCTATTGCTTCTATTACCCTAAGCGATTCAAAAGGTATTAAAATTAGACACTTTGCAATTGCTGCCAATGACACAGATAGTGTCTATATGCAAGACTTGGGTGTACGGTGTGAAGGAACAGTCTCTGTTGCTGGGTTAACTGATGCTGGCCGTTTCTTTATTTACTATGGCTAACCCAGATGGACTTTAACTCCCTTGTCAGCGCAATTGTAGAGACCACTGAGAATGATGGCTCAGAGTTTCTAGGTGCTCTTACTAATATGATACAGAGAGCACAGGATAAGATGATGAATGACCTAGATGATCAGGGTCTTGTCTCTTACGCCAGTGTAGCTGTATCTTCTGGGACTGCAGAAGTATCTGTGCCTACGGGTGGAGAGATCATCAAGACCTTTACCATAGAGGTCAGTGGTGCCAGAACTCAGTTGAAGCATAGACCCTATGAGTATATGCTAGACTACTGGCCAGTCTCAGCTTCCACAGGTACACCTAGGTACTACGGCTTTAAGACTAATACAGAGATCAGAGTAGCACCTACACCTTCTGCCACGGTAGACTCTCAGATAGGATTCATTGCACAGATTACAACTATTACATCTGCAAGTCCTACCAACTACTTTACGCAGCATTGTCAGAATGCGCTCTTCTTTGCCACCATGATAGAAGCTTCTCTCTTTATGAAGAGCTTTAACACAACTCAGGCGTGGCAGCAAGAGTACCAAGGAGAGATAGAGCGGTTGAGGAATAGAGCCAGAAGAAGTAGACAGGATGACATGCAACTTAACACAAGCCCAGCGGGTGGTCCTAACACACTTATTGCTGGGAGCAACTAGAGATGAGAAGAAAGTCTCAAGAAGACTTAGCTGCTAGGATTAGACTAGGGCAGAGACCTAAACAAAGACAGTCTGCTGCTCGGCGCAAAGGAAGGACTACTTCAGAACTTCTCTCAGATGAGGTATATGATAGAGCTTCTAATGTTCTTCCTGATCCTAGAGTATTTAGAAAAGCTTTTTCAGGTAAAGAATTAAACACAGATGATAAAATAAATATAGGAGTAGAGGGAGCTTTTGCAGGTCTCGCTGCTCTCCCACTTATAGGACCAGCATCACAAAGGGGAAAACCTATGGTTAAGTCACTTGTAAAAAAATTAATAGGAAAGGCGTCGGATAAAATTAAGCCAAAGACTCCTACGGCTCCTAGAACTAATGTAAAGACAAAAAAGGTTACTTCTCCTAAAGCTCAACCTTTGACAGGTGCGGCTAAAAAATCTTTAGTAGACAAAGCAGAGAAGGGTACTAAAAAAGTTAAAGATACTGCAGGTCAAAGAAAGATTGCAGCAGATATAAAAGCAAAAAGAGGAGGCAGTGGAAAACCACCTGCAAAGAGACCTGCTGTTCCTGCAAAAAGATCCTCAACATCTCCTGTTGCTAAAAAACGTGGGTGTAACTTAGGATCTACAAAAAGAAAACGTAAGCTTGCAGGTCCTCTAGCAGGAGGAGCAGCAGCATTAGGAACAGCTGCTTATCTTTCTCAGTCAGAGAAAAAAGCTAAACCTGCTCAAGGTAGTCAATCAGGAAGCAGTGGTCAATCTGTTAATCCTTCTCCGGGTGGGGCAGCAGATGAATTAAATACTGGAGGAGGAGGTTTTGGTTCTGGAAAAACTTCTAAACAACCAGATGATGGGTACAGGTTCTACGGTAAAGAAGGAACTGGCCTAGGAGATACCTCTAGAAAGTATGGTATTCAGTACGCCACTCAAAAGCAGTTTGACAAAGACTTTGATGACAGTGATGGAGAAAAAGCAGGGGGTAGACCCGGAAGAGGCAAGATGAAGAGCCAAGGTATGAACCGTAGTAAACGCAGCGGCTTCTCTGGTAGAGGTTCAGGCGCTGCCCTTAGAGGATTTTAATTATGATTAAAGGAGGAGTCAAACAAATAATAAGAGGAATGTTTGACTCTGAACAAGTAGGAGATGCAGCTGCAAATAGAGCACGTATTGCAGCGATGCAGAAAAAAGAAGCTGCAGAAGCAGCTGCAAAGAAGGCGGCAAAGCAAGCAGAAAAAGATAAGGTAGGTAAAACTTCCAGACAGGCTGATCCGCAAATAAACCCTAACGAAGTAAGAAGAAAAGAAAAAATGAAGGACCCAAAGTTTCGTAAGCAACGGGCCGAAGCTCTTTCAGAATCAGATGCAAAACAAAAAACTGCAGAAAAGGTAACGAAGTCTCCAACAACCCCTAGTTCACAAAAGGGAATGCGTCTACCTGCTAAAGGAGAAACTACAAAAAGAAAAAAAGGCGGCAAAGTAAAGAAGACTACTGTAAGAAAAAGAGCTAACTTCTCCGGTAAAGGAGCAGGAGCAGCACTGAGAGGATTTTAATTATGGCTGAAACACTTAAAGAGAAAAAACTAGAAGCTTTCAATAAACCACAGACTTCAAAGGATATAGACCAGAATCCTCCGACTTCTACAAAGATGTTGGATGCAATCGTAGGCAGACCCACTGGTCAAGGTTATGGGGCTGCAAGGAAAGGACCAAACATTGTCTGACGAATATACAACAGAGAAAGCGTGCGGCAACCCCTCTTGCCAATGCACAGGGTGTGATGATTGTTCTTGTTCTAAAGAA